GTCTCAACCAAATTTGAAGGTATTATAAACATTCAACGACCATTAAAAGCAGCAGAATGGTTACGTTCACGCTGTTTTGAAGAAGACGGCTCTCCATTTTTTCTTTATAGTGACGTAACGCAGCAAGGCAAAGTATACCTGTCTTCTTGGAAAAGTTTAAATAATGCACCAGTTTTGTATAAAAAACCTAAAAATTCATTTAGATATCGTCAACAATCAGAAAAAACACCAGGTACTGCAGAACACACAAAAGAAGAACGGTCTCGCATACTTAGTATGTCATCAAATATAAAATTTGATAGACTAGGTTCTGCGAATGCTGGAGCATACGCTAGTCGATTAAACGTAACTGACTATGCATCAAAGGCATATTATACTTTAGATTTTAAAACTAAAGCAACTAAAGATTGGACTCCGCAAAAATATAAAATAAAAAATCGAGAAGGCGTAGAAGAAACTAAGCCAATGCATGAAATATCTTCTGCAAATATTGCAAGCATTCAAATTAATACTGCAATAAACCCAGATGGCAAAGGTAATTCGGTTACTGCTGCGCTATATCCTAACATATCAAAGGGGAATGCATTTATTGCCCGATTAAATGAAATAAATCATGAAATTGTAGTATATGGAGATAGTGCACTAAACCCAGGTGTAAAAATAGATTTGGAAGTACCAAAGGCTTTACGAGATAGAACTGAATATGTAGAAGATCCTGTGGTGTCAGGCACATTTATGATTACAGTTGCTGCCCATGTTTTTTCAAACGGTATTTATACAAACAAATTAAAGTTAGTTCGTCTTGGAGGAGTTGGGATTTTAAGTGGCGGCACATATGTCCCTTCAACTGTGTCTCCATCTGAAGTTGCATCAAATAGTGTTGACTCAACTGCCCCTGCAACCAACACACCTGCGCCACAAACTAATGCTTCGCCAAATAAATTATTAAATGAGTTTAATAAACCTCAGAGTACTCCAACTCCGATACCATTACCGCCAACAAAAAGTCCGTTTCCTTCGCCAACACCTCCAATACAAAATCCAGAACCAAATCCTCCTATTACTTTTGCATGAAGATTGAACATTGGTTTACTGGAGTCGTAGAAAATATTGCAGACCCATTAAATGCAGGTCGTGTACAGATTCGCTGTTTTGAATATCATGAACAAAACAATATAATATTGCCTAGTGAAAATTTACCATGGGCAACTCCACTGCTGCCACTTACGAGTGCTAGTCTTGGGGGAGTAGGCACAAGCGCAACGGGTCTGCGTGTTGGTAGTTGGGTGTTTGGCTTTTTTAGAGATGCTGACTTGCAGGATCCAGTAATAATTAATAGTATTGGCGGAATTGTACTAAATTCTGTGTCTAGCGGCAGAAACACATCATCTAATAGTGTGAGTTCAACAACACGCTCAACCAATGCAAATGCCATTGGGCCGTCTGGTACAAATCCGTCACCTACAAAAACTGCTACTGGCATAGATGTTCAATATGATGAGTTTCTTAATAATACTACAAATGCCAGTGATATTGGAAATCGCAGTCCAGTTGGAGGAGATGAGGAACCTAGTCTTTTACCACCGCTGCCAGGAACTCCAGAAGCCGATGCAATTGATGTATTACCACCACTAGATCTATAGTAATAAATACGTTATAAAATGAAAATTGATCATTGGTTTATTGGCATAGTAGAAAATATTGCAGACCCGCTAAATGCAGGACGTGTGCAAGTTCGGTGCTATGAATATCATGAACTTGATGATGTTAATAGCGTGCCTAGTGAAAATTTACCATGGGCAACTCCACTGCTGCCACTTACAAGTGCTAGTAGTGCTGGTACTGGCACAAGTCCAACTGGACTAATGGCTGGTAGTTGGGTCTTTGGATTTTTTAGAGATGCTGATCAACAAGACCCAGTAATACTTGGTAGTGTTCCTGGAGTCGAATCATTAAATGGAACAAGCATACCAGCAGACGCTAGCAGTTCTTCAGTAGGCGCAGCCTATTCGAGCGCGACAAACACCTCACAATACACAGAAGGTTCACCTTCTGCAGGAGCAGCAAATACTTCGGCACTTAATGGAGATGATATAGCTGCTCAACAGAATAATACAAGTACAAGTACAAGCGCCTTTATCAATAATTTAGTACGAATAGCAGTAGGAGAAAATGGCACAAGCAATAGCGCAGGTCGTAGTAAATATGGCGTTAATGACGCTTGGTGCGCAGCATTTTTAACATGGTGTATAAAACAAACAGGAGCAATACCAACATCAGATTTACCGGCTAATCCAAATGCGGTTGCCGAATGGTTAAAATGGCCAAATGGAAAAGGTGGTAAGTATGTAATTAAAATTGCTAATCCTAAAGTGTTGTATGCTGGCGATATTTTAATTAGGGACGCTGCACAAGATCATATAGGATTGGTAAGTAAAGGTGGTTCAATTACCGGCGGCTATACTTCGGTTGAAGGCAACACTGGTAAAAATCGATCAGTGATGGTGCGGGATAAAAAGGGCGGATTTAACTATGTGTTGAGATGGAAAGGCGCATTTGGCGGTACTGACGTAGCAACGCCAATGACATTATCACCTGAAAGTACTCCAACTGGTGTACCTGCTGGATGGATAGGAAAAAGAACAGGCCCGCCTGCAATAGTTTTTGATGGTACTGGTTATTATCCGCCAGGTGATACGCATATACCAGCAACGGCATATAAAATTGGTGGGCAATATTTAAATGGTGACATTACAAAATTTGTTGTAGTTAATAGACAAGATTATAATAATTTTAAAATGGGTAGTAAAGTGTATGTTTATAACCATACAACTAAACAAGCAACATGGGCAATAGCTGGAGATCGCGGTCCAACACAAACCCGAAGTGAAATGTCAGTTGCAACAGCTGAAGCAATTGGAGTTAAAATTCTTAAAGGATCAGACGGAAAATATAGAAATGCTGTTGATGGTAATTATATTGTAAGTTTTTACTTTTTTGATAGTTAAAATTATGCCAATCACAATGCCAAATTTGTTTCCTGATGGTGTGCCGCTCTCTTCAAGCAGCGCATATAACAATATCCCGTTGCAAAATGATATGTTAAAATCAGACTACACGAGCGGCTCGCCAATCGCAAATGGGGCAAACCTTTCTTCACTGGATGTTAAACTTGAAGACTTATCAAATGACTCTAGAAGTGTTATGATAAGCAAACTTATAGCAGTCGCTAAAGGAGAGTTAGGTGTAGTCGAACGAGGAACAATTAACAATCAAGGTCCTGGTATAGAAAAATATTGGAGCGCCACATTAGTGGGTTCAAATGCATATAACTATATTACAATACGTAATGGTAAAGAAGGCGCACCTCCATATTGCGCAGCATATGTGTGTTGGTGTGTAAAGCAAGCAAATATAATTCCAGAACAATATCGTCCAAAAGAAGCATATTGTCCTAATTGGCCAACATGGTCAAGTACTACTGGAAAAAATTATTCGCTTAGAATTGATAATCCGCGTGAATTTAAAAGAGGAGACATAGTAATTTTTAGAAAAAGTCATATAGGCATAATACTCGATGATTTTGTTTTTGATATAAACAAAAAAGAAAAAACAATGACCATAATAGAAGGAAATACTGGTCCGGATAAAATTGGAAGTACTGCAGTCGTTAGGGATGCACGGGTTGGAGTGGGTGGAATATATATAAAAAAGCGTACATTTGCCGCAGCAAACATTACATGTGCTATTAGATTGTATCCAAATAATACGCAATCTAATAATCAGTCACTCGCCTCTGTTAAATAAATATAAAATATGGCAAACAACACCTTTAATCATCCGTTTCCCACAGATCAATCTGTGTATCCATACAATAATGTGACGCAGACTCGCTCGGGGCATATTTTTGAAATTGATGATACATTAGGCAATGAACGTATACATGAAAAACATAAGTCTGGAACATCACGTATTATAGACGCTGAAGGTAAGCTATCTGTAATGGTTGTCTCAAATCGATATACTACAATTTGTGGAGAAGATTTTGTAACAATTATGGGTGATGCAAATATTACAGTAAACGGTTCTGCAAATTTAACTGTGAACGGCAACTATAATGTTGAAGT